AAACTTTAAAATATTTGGTAAGCCTGCAACTAAAACTGTCCGTGAGCAAAAAAGATTTAAATACGATTCAGGCCCCTTTGCCGGTAAAGAAGTTAATGTATCCAAAGAAGAATTATTCGATTCTAATTTAGCAGTATTCAATGAGGCAGGAGACCTAACAGGTGGCCTGTTATATGCAGCAAAGAAATTTGGTCTTAAGCTTGATGCTAATGAAGTAGGAGCTATGATCAAACTCAACCCTATCAATAGATTAAAACCTATTGAACTTGGTGTTAACAAAGGTGCACAAGAAGCATTTGATGTAGCTAATAAAAATGCAAAAAATTATGTCCAAGCGTTACAAGTAAAATATAGAGGGACAGACTCATTAAAAAGAAACCTTGATGAGTTGCAATATCAACTACAATCTGATGGCGTACCAAGTAGACCACAACTAGATAATATGAATGAGTTTTTAAAAAAAACAACTAGTGAATTACCTATAGACCAAAAAAAGGCTTTAAACAAACTCATTGGAGAAGTAAATAATAAAGTTGGACCCTTAAAAAACAATAAAACTAGATACGGAAACGAAACTAATTACACATTACAAGGTGGTAAAGATTACAGAGAAACTATCTTTACACTTCCAGAAGATATCCCGACTAACGCATCCCTTAGAAATAAAGGTGGACACTTTGGAGATGAGATTGGTGATGTAAATAATATTTACCACATAAGATATGATACAAGGTTCACACCTGATGGTAAAAAAGTCTTTATGATTAATGAAATACAATCTGATGTAAACCAGAGTGTTGCTAAAAGTATGACTAAAGCCCAACAACTAGCAGGCGAGAAAAGATTGAATCCTTTTAATGCTGATTTAGAATTAAATTTACTTGTTAGCCAACGAGGTAAGATGCTTAAAGATTTAGATGATGCACTTGCTAACAATGAGTTTGGTAGAGTGAATGCGATAAGTTCATCTATGAAAGATATTAATACAAAACTACAAAGATTAACTACTAGACGAAATACTTACAGTGATGATAAAAAAGATTACTTCCCAATGGTTGAAGCAGATTCATACGGAGATCATGCAATTAAATATTTAATGCAGAAGGCTGCACGTGAGAATGTTGATTACGTAGCCGTTGCCCCGTTTGACAAAGTAAGTTTCAGACAAGGCTACAAAGCGGGTAATGAAAGATTTTATGGTTACGCAAATGGTAAGGGTATAGGTAAAAAAGGTAAAGCAGTACTTCCAGATGTTATGGGTAAGAATGCAAGATTCTATGGATCAAGCGCAGGACCAACAAAAATATCTTTATCAGATCCAACCAGACCATATAAAACAATTGGTAATGATACGTTTAAATATCCAAAAGAACATCCATTAAAAGGAAAAGAAATTAAAAGCCAATATCATAGTAGTACTGGTCAGAATCCTGCTAAAGGGACTAAGAATATTCCAGAGGGGGATCCACGCTTGTATTTCGATGCATATGCGATTAAAGTGGTTCCACTAATGAGAAATACACAAAAAACTTATAAGTCTAAAGGTGGACTTGTGGTGGATATGTTTAAACCAATAAGGTACAATTAATCATGGCAGTAGAAAAAGTAACAGAAGAATTAGCAGAAGAAGTTGTTGAACAACCAGAGGGTCTTCCAATTGATGTAGAAGTTGAAGGAGAAGAACAGGTTGTAGAGGAAAGACCTCAAGACGATTTTAACGCAAACTTAGCAGAAGACATGGATGAAAGAGCTCTTAAAGAAATGGGCTTGGAACTTATTGATGAATATAAAAAAGATAAGTCTTCTCGAAAAGAATGGGAAGATGCTTACATTAAAGGTTTAGATTTATTAGGAACTAGATACCAAGAAGTATCAAAACCATTTAAAGGAGCTTCCGGTGTCACGCATCCTTTGTTAGCTGAATCAGTTACACAATTCCAAGCACAAGCGTATAAAGAATTAGTACCATCTGATGGGCCTGTAAGAACACAGGTAATTGGATTACAAACACCGGCTACCGAACAACAAGCAGATAGAGTTAAAGATTATATGAATTACCTGCTGATGGAGGAGATGGAAGATTATACAACTGACATGGATCAAATGTTATTTTACCTACCCCTATCAGGATCTACATTTAAAAAGGTTTACTACGATGCAATGTTAGATAGACCTGTATCTAAATTTATTCCAGCAGAAGATTTAGTAGTTCCATATTATGCATCTGATTTAAAAGATTGTGAAAGAATTACTCACGTAGTTAAAATGACAGCTAATGAAGTCACAAAGAAAATGGCTGCAGGAGCTTACAGAGATATAGAATTAATTGATAGCAATTCAGAACCAGATTCAGTACAAAAAAAATTAAACGAGCTTGAGGGTGTTAAAGGAACAGGCGCGGATTATTTACATACAGTTCTTGAAATGCATGTTGATTTAAATTTAGATGACTTTGAAGATTTTGATGACAAAGCTAAAAAAATAAAAATTCCATACATTGTAACTATCGATGAAGGTAGTGGAGAAGTTTTATCTATCTATAGAAACTACAAACCTGAAGATCCTACTTATCAGAGAACAGAATATTTTGTACATTACAAATTTTTACCTGGTTTAGGTTTTTATGGATTTGGTTTAACTCACATGATCGGTGGCCTGTCTCAAGCAGCAACACAATCTTTACGACAATTGATTGATGCAGGTACTTTAAAAAATTTACCAGCAGGATTTAAATCACGTGGTATTAGAGTTAGAGATGACGATCAACCAATTCAGCCAGGAGAGTTTAGAGATGTAGATGCGCCTGGTGGAAATATTAGAGATCAGTTTTTTAATTTACCATTTACAGAACCATCGCCAACTTTATACAACCTAATGGGTTTTGTAGTACAGGCAGGACAAAAATTTGCAGCGATTACAGACACTGCAGTTGGTAATGATACACAAAATAGAGCAGTTGGCACTACAATGGCGTTGATGGAAAGAGGATCACGAGTAATGAGTGGTGTTCACAAAAGATGTTACTATGCAATGAGGCTAGAATTTAAAATTTTAGCTAGAATTTGTGGTGAATCACTGCCAGCTGAGTATCCTTACGATGTTTACGGTGGCCCTAGACAAATAAAACAAAAAGATTTTGATAACAGAGTTGATATTTTACCTGTTGCAGACCCAAATATTATGTCTATGGCACAAAGAGTAACTTTAGCACAGTCACAATTACAAATTGCACAGTCAAATCCACAAATGCACAATTTACATGAAGCATACAGACGTGTTTACGAAGCTCTTGGTACAAAACAAATAGAAGCAATTCTTAAACCACCACCAAAACAGCCAGAACCTCTCGATCCTGCTAAAGAAAATGCACGTGCATTACAGATGAAGCTACTTACAGTGTTTGAATTTCAAGATCATGATGCACATTTACAAGCACACATGGCATTTATGCAATCTAGAATGGTTCAAATAAACCCACAAGTTTATGCTTTGCTACAATCGCATATTTCAGACCACATTTCTTTTAAAGCAAAGGCAGAAGCTACTCAAATGTTAATGCAAAATCCAAAAATGGCGCAAATGGGCCAAGAAAACCCGCAACAATTTGAAATTTTGTTTGAAGCTGAGGTTGCAAAAGCAGCAGCAAGAATAACTCAAGAATTAGTTCAATCAGAAATGGCTTCACAGAAAAAAGAAGACCCATTAATTAAAATTAAACAACAAGAAATTGATTTAAGAGCTATGGATTTACAAAGAAAAGCAGAAGAAACTAAATTTAGAGCAGAACAAGAAAATCAAAGAGCAGCAGACAGATTAGGATTTGATTACGACAGATTAGAAACACAAGATCAGCAATCAGATGAAAGATTACAAGTTGCTAGAGAAAAAATGAATAAAAAATGAAAAATGGATTGAGTGGAGGAGTCAAATCTGGTCCACCACCTAAAAAAGGGCCAAACCCACAGGGACTAACGAGAAAGAAGTTTAAGAGTGTCAAACAATACACTAGAAAACTCATACGAAAGTCTTCCAGTACAGTCTAAATTAATTTTTCTTGCTGGATTATTTGATGGAGAAGGTAGTTTTGGCCTTTGGTCAAACGGCAAAGGAAACCCCAAAAGATTTTCATGCACAATTGAGATGGTCGATAAAGATATCTTAAAAAGATTTTCTGAAATGTTTGGTGGAACCATAAATCCACATAAAAAACGTAAAGAACACCACACACAAACCTACAGATGGCGTATTCACGGTAAGAGGGCTTACACTTGTGTAAATAAAATGATAAAATTAATGAGTAAAAGAAGACAGGAGAAATTTTATGTGGTTCAGTGCTCTTAAATTAGGATTAAATGCGGCAACGCATATTTATAAGAAGAAACAAGAAACTAAAATGAAAATGGCTGATGCACAGTACATGCACGCAGACAAGATGGCCCGAGGTGAGGAATCTTACCAAGGAAAACTTTTAGAAGCTAGACAATCGGACTGGAAAGACGAGGCAGTTTTGATAATTCTCACTTTGCCCATATTGGTGATCGCTTGGGGGGTCTTCTCGGACGATCCAGGATCAGCAGAAAAGATAAAACAATTTTTTGACCAGTTCCAGCAGCTCCCGTCATGGTTCACAAATCTTTGGATTCTTGTCGTGGCATCGATATATGGTATAAAGGGTACACAAATATTTAAGGGTGGAAAAAAATGAAATATATAGTTAATTTTATTTATCATTGGTCCACTAAACTAACTTCGTGGTCTTGGACTAAATTATATGGAGATAGAGTTAAAGGATTAGGTTATAAAAAATGAATTTAGAACGTGATTTACAAAAACTTAAAAAAGAAAAACAACAGAAAGATTCTGCTGTGGCTCAACTTAGGAAAAGAAGCAAAGACTCAGTAGCTAGACCTAAAGCAGTGAAGAATATATTATCAACAGACCCAAGGATGCAACAGATATGACAAAACTATGTGCAAGAGGCAAATCAGCCGCTAAAAGAAAATTTAAAGTTTACCCCTCAGCTTATGCAAATGCATACGCATCAAAAATTTGTGCAGGTAAAGCAAAAGACCCATCAGGAGTAAAAAGAAAAGATTGGGGACCTAAGAAAGCATCTAAGGGTGCCTCAATAAAATTGATGAGTGGTGGTTTTGGTATATTTAGTAAAAAGAAAAAAGAAGAAGCAAAAAAATCTACTCAAGAAGAAAACGCTAATAAGAAAAAAAAGAGACTTGAAGAATTAAAAAAAGAAATAGGTGCTAAAGAAGGTGTATCAGTTAGACCTTATCATCCAAAAGATAAAAAACAAAAAAAAATAACTGATAAACAAAACCCTATTTCTGAATACGATCCTAAAACTAAAAAATTAAAATACACATCTGTGCGTGGTGGTGGATTAGCTATTAGAGGACTTAACTTTCAAGGTATAAAATAATGAACAAGAAAGGTTCTTGTTGGGAAGGTTACGTTCAAAAAGGAATGAAGAAAAAAGGGAATCGTATGGTTCCTAATTGTGTACCTGGTATGAATTCAGGTGGACTAACAAAATGGTTTAATGAAAAATGGGTAGATATTGGAGCAAAGAAAAAAGGTGGCAAGTATCAAGAGTGTGGAAGAAAATCTGCCAGTGGTTCAAAAAGAAAATACCCAAAGTGCGTTCCACTTGCAAAAGCCACAGCGATGTCAAAGTCGCAAAAGGCATCTGCTGTTGCCAGAAAAAGATCAGCAGGTAATGCAGGACCAAAACCAAATAACGTAAGGACATAAAATGTGGAAATGGATAAAAAAATTATTTCGACCTTGGAAATTAAATAAAGTATCCCCAGATATTACATCGGTAAAACCTAAGGTAGATTTAACAGGTTTAACAAAAGGTGATATTAAAAAATTAAAAAAACAAGGCAAAATTTAATTTGCATCATTATTTAATTTAATATACAAAAACCCAATGATAGCGGGTGATAGTAGAGAATACGAAATACTAGTAGAAGCCTGTGAATCTTTAACATCCAATAATTTACTTACAGCAGAGATAGGTGTAAGACAAGGATTGGGCTCTAAATTAATATTAGAAAATTTAAAAAATAAAAAGCACTGGCATATTGGTATAGATCCGTACGGTAATTTATCCTACGAACATTTTGATGACCAACCATCAATTGTTTGTAATTATACAAATGGTATGAAAGTTGATTTATTAAGAGACTTAAACTTTGAAAATTTTACATTGTACCAATTAGGTGATGATGAATTTATGAAAAGGTTTTGTGATGGTGTGCCGATCTACAGAGAAAAAAAAGAAATTATAAATATATATGATCTAGTTCATTTTGATGGACCGCACAAAACTGTGGATGTTATTAACGAAGCAATTTTTTTTGGAAAAAGATCTAAACCAGGATCAGTGTTTGTCTTTGATGATTATCCATATTATGACATGGATGCAGTATTAAAAATAATAGTAAATGAATTTAGTTTTACGTTATTAAAACAAGGAAAAAGTAAAATTTCATTAATAAGAAAATAAATGGACATAGATACAATATCACTCGTACAACATAAAGTTAAAAAAGCTTTAAGTCGTTTAAAGGACAACGCTATATATAGTGTTGACAGCATGGAAAAACTACAATATGTTAGGGGTCAAATCAGATCTCTAGAAGATCTGCAACAGGATCTTAAAGACCTGCTGACAACAACGGAGTATGAAGATGATAGAGTCCACGGAGACACCGAAACGGACTGAAGCACTTC